TTTTTGAATATGAAAAGTTTTCAGTCGAATCTTCTAAAATATCAACTATCAATGAAACTTCTGTTATCACTTCCGCCTCTAGTATAAATGTTACAAACGATAATAGATGTATCGCTACCAGAAAGCAAGGGGACCGATGTACACGAAAAAAAACAAAAGGAAACCAATATTGCGGAACACATTGTGTCAAATACAAACCATCCGGACAAGGAGTAAATCAATCGAATAATATAACGAATGACGGGTTAATTACACCACCTCTTTCTGTAACAAAAAGATCGGTGGAAGTAATCGCCCACGAAATACAAGGTATTATTTACTATATTGATAGTAATTTAAATGTTTATAATACCGAAGATATATTTAAAAATATTAATAATCCTCGAATTATAGCAAAGGCGGTTCAATTAAGTCAAAATGTATTTTCTATTCCATCATTAGGGTTATAACAAAGAGTAAAACGCATATTACAATGATGCCTTCTCATCACCATTCCCATCCTCATCCTCCTTCTCATTATTGATTGTGTGTCAATTTTCGTACTTACCATAATTTTCTTACTATTCGTTCTTTAATGACTTCCTCACGATTCTCTATCAAAAACGTGCTTACTTCATTTGCCTTTTCTGTGTCGTTTTTATAAAATTCATTTAATAACTGAATCATTGTTTTCTTTGATAAAGGTTTTTTAACATTTGTTTTTTTATATGTAATACATCCATCATTAATATCAAAACAATCCAATTTATTAGAACGCATAATTTCAATTAATTTTGTCGTCAATGTTTTATTTGCGATTTTTCTAATATTTTCCTCTTTTTTTAATTCACGTATTTCGTTGTCATTTTTTACCCAATCGCGAATAATAGATATTAATGTCTCTTTATCAATCGTTTTTTTATTTTCAGAATTTAATGTTTCTTCATCAAACGTGGATGAAGAAATATTAGAAATATTATCTTCATTATTGTCCATTCAATTAGATTGTATTAGTTATATACTATATTTATATATATTATTTATTATAATGAATTTTTATTTTAATAATAAAAACAGTATACAAAATCCAAATGTATTAAATAATAAATTAAAGACAAATAAACCATATGTATTTAGACAATATCCATACAAAATTCCGCCTTCCATTCCTCCTTCTGTACCAGTCGTTTCACCGCCCAGACCCGATGATAAAGCGGTAATGACATGGGGAAAACCAACCTGGTATTTATTTCATACTTTGGCAGAAAAGGTAATAGAATCGCGTTTTTTAGAAATTCGTGGAGAATTATTAGATACTCTTTATTCAATATGTTTAAATTTACCGTGTCCGAAATGTGCTCAACATGCAAAAACGCATTTAAATTCAATCAACTTTAATACTATTCGTACAAAAGAAGATTTAAAAATGCTATTCTTTGATTTTCATAATCTTGTGAATTCAAGAAAAGAATATGCAATTTTTAAATATGAAGATTTGAGTAAATATGAAACCGCGATTACTAAAAATATCATAAATAATTTTTTAATTGAATATAATAAAAAAAGTAAAATTATTCAATATTTGGCAGATGATTTACATCGTGAAAAAATAACGGGTTCTTTAAAAAAATGGTTTATTAAAAATATAGCTTTTTTTGAAGATTAATCCTTAATCGATTTCTGTATCCTTACACAGTTTACATATTTAAAACTGTATATGGTATAATGTATTTACAGATTCGGTTAAATATTCCATCCAGTGGTGGGGGGAGGGGTAGGTGGGGTAGGTGTGGATGAGTGGAGGGGAAGGGGGGGGGGGTATTTATGAACATAGTCCCCTTCTATAAAACAAGGATTAATATAATGACTCTATAATTGGTTACAAATATTATATATAATATACAATATTTGTTCATTTGTAATTACCTCCCCTCCTCCTCTTCCCCGATTTGAATAATAATTAAGTTGATAACTTTGGTTTACATCGAAATAGAGTCTTCGATGGTCGTGAACAAACACTGTTATTTCCAGATATAATATATTGCAATTGAGGTACGCCAATTGACGTTATTAATAATGCCCAAACCATACCGCCTACTCCTCCTATAATAATTCCGGATAATGTGTATATAACAAAATCTTTAATATCTGTACTAACGCAACTATTAACATTTATCCAAAATAATTCAACTAAAATTAATAATGGGAAAAAAATCAATATAGGTATGTTTTGTTGTAACGCATTGTTTATGGATGATTGTGTAAAAGTACTTGTGTCTAAAATTCCTACGGTCGAATTCGGATTTGCTAAATTAAATATAAATATTAACAAGTAAAAAAAGGTAAAACTATAAACAACCAAATTTAATGGTATATTTGAATAATATTCACCATTTTCACCAAGGGTGATTGTTCTACATTTTGGATTTTTATTAGTATCACTCAAAATTGGTAAGACTATATTCAATCCACTATTAGCTAACAAAGTAACTCCACATGTCAATATCAACCCGCAAATATAAAGAACGCCTTTAATATCCCATAAAAGAAATGATTGGAAAATAAAAAAAGAAACAATAATAATTGGAGCCAATCGAAAAATAAGATATGGTAATTCTATTATATTCAATCCCATATTTTAATATATCATATATTTTATCTTTTTTTATTATTATGTTTGAGTGTTTTTAACGAAAGTATATCCGCTTTTTATCGTATGTTTTTTTGTACTATTGTAGTTACTATACTCTTATTCTAATAAATGTTTACCAATGGATAAGCGTCTTGGAATGGATAAGAATTAACACTCATTGTTTTGTGATATTCCTGTCCATTGAATTCCATATTTATTCGCCCATTTTTTTTTACTACATTTTGTGGATAAACCTTGCGAACTCCATTTAGGGTCAAATGAATCAATGGTAGTTGAATCAATATATTTTCTATCCCCACCATATGTAAAAAATGGAACGGGATTATCTAAAGGAGGTTTATTATTTTCTGTATAGCTATATGGTTTATTATTTTCTGTTAAAATTCGTTTGTTGGTAGATGACACCCCATATGTTCCGTAATTAACTCCATTAAAATGACAAAAACTACCATCCGGAATCCACATATCAGGACATTGTGAACTATTTGGAGGAAACTTTTGAGTTTGTGTTCCTGTTCTCATCATTACTCCGATGAATGTTAACGACAATATTAAAACCACCAAAAACACCATAATAATCATTAAATAAAATAATTTCATATATTATATATAATATATTATGATGTTGCCACTTCCGGAAACATCCGTCGATTATTATAACAAAGAACCTATATTGAATAATAAGAATATAAACTACAACGGAAGAGTCAATATTTTAGAACCGGAAGATAAAGATGCACGATTTAAAATGTTTGAAAAAATTTCAATAAAAAACAAATCGACCGAATATAGAGAAGCTTTGGTTAATGTATGGGAAAACAATGTGCTTTCACAAGTGTTTTTTTCTGCTGAAAATATACAAATAATACAAAATGCTATACGTAAAGGCGTGTATGACATGTCTAAACAAAAATACAATGTTCCAAATCAAAACATAGATGCACTTAAAATAATCATGAGATCGACCTATTTAACTTATGCGGAACATCATCCGCAAGACATTACTGGACAGGTAGAACGATTAAATAGTTTGGTTTTAGATTATTGTGTCCCATTTGTTTTTAATGAAACAAAATTCTATATGAAATATTTAGAAGATCAATCGACAATTGCAATGCCATTTGATAAAACCAATAAAAATGATAGAGTATATAAGCAACTTGAACCCAAATTTTGGTTTTAATCGATTTTGATGTTTTACAAATATTAGAAAACCTTATATAATGTAAAGTAATCAATAGAGAGATCATTCCATAAAACGAATTAACGATTAATTGTTTTCCAGTGTTTTTACAAAAATTCAATATTTTACAATAGATAAAATATTGAAAAAATAAATATATCAAATTAAATTTTATTCTAATAAATTTGACGAATCCACCAATGGGAATAACTATCATGCACTCGAACCAAATTATTATGTTTTTTTGGAATAGATGTTTCTCGATGTTTCTCGATGTTTTGTCAATGTTTTGTCAATGTTTTGTCAATGTTTTGTCAATGTTTTGTCAATGTTTCTCGATGTTTTGTCAATGTTTTGTCAATGTTTTGTCAATGTTTTGTCAATGTTTTGTCAATGTTTTGTCTGTGTTTGTAAGTATATTGATTTGTAAAGAAATCAAAAACTAGATATTAAATCGAATAACCTTCGGTTCTTCTGCTATATAAATAAAATTATCAATATTATATTCTCTTTGAAATAATGAACAAATTGGAGGAGAGGTAAGTCCCTCGCCTCCTTCTTTTTCAACAGAATCGCACATAACCCCCATCTGTTCATATTTTATATTCCGCAACATTTCTATTTCATGAACCAAATCACGTTGTTGGATTTCCATTGCATCTTTTAACAAATCCTTATTCAACGGATTTTTTTTATATTCGTTAATTCTTTCATCTATTTGTTCCAAAATTGCATAAATTCTTTCGGTTTTTATTCGAATAATTTCTTTTTTAGCAGGATTTTCATATATTGATTTATATTTGTCTAATAAAATTAAAAACCCACTATTATAATCGGTGTATTTTTTTAATTCGGTTTCAAACATTATCGATGCCTTGGTTTCCGTAATATAATTGAACAATATATCCATTTTTTGTTTAATAATTTCTTCCATACTTTTTTCAATATATTCCTTAAAATAATGCATATCATCAAAAAAATTGTAAGAAATCCCATTGTAAATCTTGATATTTAACCTACACGGATTTTTCCCCACATCACCACATATTGCTATATAATTATTGTTGGTTTTTTTAAAAATTGTTCCGACATTTCTTTTACATGCAATACATCGTCCTTTTAAGGAGGCCAGCAATATTCTTTGTTTCCTTTTATCATCCTTTGTTTTATTTTTAATTTTTGCGATTCTTGATTTAAGATTATTTTCATATTCTTTCTTCATTTTAAAATATTGAATAATTGCTTCTTTATAATTTAATAAATCCTCGGAAGAAGTGTTAGTCGGGGAAGTGTTATTCGGGGATGTTTGTTCATTTTCAACAATACTTGTATTTTCTTTTTTATTGTTTAAACTTAACGTTTGACTTTTAATATTTACACTTCCTTTTTCATCATATATCTCTAAATCCGGTATGGAGGTTAATTCTTCAATTTCTTTTAATGGATTATTGTAATAGCTTAATTGTTTTAAGGAGGAAGTAGGAGTATTTAAAACACTAACTATTTTGTTGTCGTTTACGTAAAGGTTTTTAAGTTCATTTAACCCATTTAAATCCAAAAACATGATGTCATTATGAGAACAATTTAAATATGTTAATCCCGCTGGTAAATTTTTTAATTCTTGAAACTCATTGTATGAAATGTTGAGTTTTTTCAAATTGGGTATACGTGTAAAATCGATATAATTTAGTTCATTATCTTGAAGTTCCAACTCTTTGATATTTCTAGAAAGTGGGGATAATGTTTTTAAACGATTGCCGTTACATCTTATTACTTCTACTGTTTCCGGAATATTTATAATTGAGACTAGTCCGGATTTTTTCTTCTGTTTTTGTATTCCTATACTGACTTCTTTAAAAATAATTTCATTAACATTATTATATCCTTCTTTTTGTAAAATAGAAAGGTCTAGATCGCCATTTAATATCACACTTATTTTTATTACTTTTGTAATTTTTGGAATACCAGGAAATACTGATATTACTTTCCCGTTCCTATTTTTAACTTCACGTACTCCTAATTGTTCTTTAAAAACAGCGGTTGCATTATTAAGAATACTATTGTCGTTTGTATCTTCGGTTCGTTGTTCTTTAAATATCATTGTTCTCTTCTATAATATAACTATTAATTAATTTTTATTAGTTAATTACTAATAAAAATGAATACCCCCAAATTAATTGAAAATAATGTAAAAAATTATCTGTATTTTTCTCTTCAGAATTGTCATCAATATCGTGTCCAATTTTATTCTGTATTGTTTAATATCGTTGTATTTGCTGGATTCGTTATAGTTTTTGGAACAACCTTATTTTTTTGTTGGAAGAAAAAACCGAATAAAATAGATTTAGAAAGAAAAAGGGCAAAAGATCAAGAATTAATATTGTCAAAAATTCGTTATTTTCAACAGGTTAAACAACATCAAAAGGAAAGTATGAATAGTTTAACGAATTTACCAACAACTAAAAATTTAGCAGAGTCATTGCATGATTTTGAATAATCATTCTTATCATTCAACCAACCAAACGTGTAATTAACATTATATTCCTATCGAAAGTTGTATTATCACACATATTATCATATCATGATATATAAATGCCACCGCGTAATAATAATATACGTCATAATATACGTAATAATACCAATTTACCTGATCATCAAGATCAACTAGAACCGCCTCCGGGTAAATCTAACAAAAATCCATCACCATCAAGACATCCGTCTAATACCAGACAAGACCGTAGACCTATCCCACAACCATCTAAACCCCTTCCTAAAATTAATCCGTCCTCTCAAAATAAAAATAAAACTCCCCCACCGGTTATTAAGAGTAGTAATGCTATTAAACCTATAACCATTTCTTTAATATTAGGGGCTTTTTTTATTATTTTGAATATATTTATATTAATCATTTTTACAAATAACTCTACCGTTAGTAACATTATTGTCTCTTTTATTGGTGTCTTTATTGTAATGTTTTTATTTTTATTTTGTATAATTTATATTATTGTATTAAATGGGAAAAAAATAAAACTGGCTTTGCAAAAAATAGCTATTATAATGTCAATTACATTCGGGGCAACATTACTAGTTTTACTATTTAGTAATAGTGGCAACTACCCTTTTATAAACGTGTTTGAAAATTCTATCGGATTTTTTATTTGTTCTTTTATTTATGGTAATTCTCTTAACAAACTTTTTAAATTTAAAAATAATTTGTTTAATGACGGTGAACAATTTCAACCAAATAAAAATGTATTGCTAACATTGTTTTCACTTGAAAACTTTGATAACTTGTATGATAATTTTATTAATATTGACAATAAATATAATTTTATTATTGATAATAGTGATATTTCGATATTAGGGGACAATGATCCTAGTCATTTTAAAAAATATTTAAAAAATATTGTAGCCTATAAAAATACGATTGGTATATTAGGATGGTTTTATATTACGTCTTTTTTTACAACATTAATTAGTATAAAATATTTATCTTATGTATAAAGTATTTAATAGTATTATTAGATGAATATTCAAAGAATATTACAAATCCATAAGGTTTCGTTTAGTATTCTAGTATTTGTAATTCTTCTTTCATTTGTTCATTTTGTAATTCGACCCGCCATTATTTATAATACAGATGGTAGTTTTAAACAATTCGGAATAGGATATAGAAATAAAACAGTAACCCCAATATGGTTAATTTGTATTATTTTAGGTATATTTTCATATTTATTTGTTTGTTGGATGGCGCGGGTAGGAGTTTAACCCTTACCCGATTTTATGGACGGGTCATTCCATAAAAGCAGTATTTAACCATATCCATAATTATTTTACACCATATACGGGGGTAAAATAATTAATGATTGTAAATCCCCTCCCCCCCCTCCCCTCCCCTAAAACGGTTAAGGGTTAAGGATTGTATATATTAGACTCCAATTTGGTATTAACGATTTTACGGAAGAATTTGTTCGTAAATAAAAAAAAAGATATTTACAATATCCATAATTATTTTACACTATATACACTTTACACTTGAAGATTTAAAATATTTAATGTTTGTAATTTTTCAAAAACAACAATTACAGGTTATTCAATTACCATGTAGTCTACTAATTTCAGGAAGGAAAATACTTTTTCTTTTTATATAAGTTTTATTTGCAAATGCTTCATCAACACAACTTTGTAAAATAGAATTTTGTCTACTATCATGTGTAATGGGTGGAATGGGTGGAATGGGTGGAATGGGTGGAATGGGTGGAATGGGGTGAATTCTGTTTGTTTTAACTTTTATCATAATATTCCTCCATTTTTCAGAGATAGTGGGAATAGTGTTAGTATTGGTCAATGAAGGGAATTCAGTATTTATGATATTATTATTATATATTGAGTCATTTTTTTCTATAATAATTAAATTTTCATTGTTGGGTATTAAACTATTTAATTTACTACACTGACCCCTTTCATTAGTACACTGAACCATGTGATTAGTACATAGACACCTGTCATTAGTACATTGAATACTTTTATTGCTACATTGAGGTCCTTTATTACTACACTGAACCCTTTCATTAGTACACTGAACCCTCTCATCTTGTAAAGCACTGAACATATTGGAAGATGACATTGTAAATATTAATAATTATGCAACCATCATGAATTTAAAAATCTAAATCAATTTTTTTATTTATTTCAATTAATGTATATAGCTGATGTAGATTGAACCCGGTCATTGCTACAATGAACCCAGTCATTGATACATCGAAACCGGAGATTGCTACATTGAACCCGGGGATTGAGGATACATTGAAACCGGTGATTGATACATTGAAACCGGTCATTGCTACATTGAACCCGGGCATTAATACATTGAAATCGGTCATCTTGTAAAACACTAACCATATTGGAAGATGACATTGTAAATATTAATAATTATGCAACCACCGTATATTTAATATTTTGAATCAATTTTCGAATTCCTTTCAATAAATGTATATCGTCAATATACATTTATTTTCAAATTACAACCATATTACTCTTTATCGTTTTCTAATTTTTTACAAACATTAAATATTTTATAAAAAACTGTATTGTATTGTAAAGTAATTATGGATACGTTAATCCTTAATCAGCTTTATGGACGAATGAGTCCATAAATAAAAATCAGTGATAAACAATATCTATAATCATTTTACATCATATACGGGGTTGAATATTTTATAAAACCCCCGAAACTGGGTAAGAACTATTTAAATATTACATTTATTTTCACCCTTATTTAATCAAAGTTTTTTAAATTTGTTAAAATATTTGAAACAAAATATTAATCGATATAATAAACGCTCATCGATGAATTAGTGTTAATTATCGTTAAAATCGCGATCGTCTTCTTGGTCTTCTTCTTCCGCATAATAATTACCATCCATATAGTTTTCCCCCAGTTGTTGAATTCCATATTCATTATTTATCTCATTATCAATCTCATTTTGTTCATATGTTTCTAAATCAGATAAATTAACCGTTTTATCACTGGGATTAATGACGTAATCGTTTAATGCAAAATTTTCACTCCCGGGTACGGTGACCATCTCTATTATCTCCATATGTTCTTTATCGTAAACATCTTTATCATACTGAAAAATCCCTTTTTGCATTCCCTTATTCCAACGTCCAATTTTCAATTGTTTCAACGTATGTTCAACTTTTCTTTGATCATTTGACATATTTTTAAAATAATCCGTAATAGTCTTTTTTTCTTCCAGTTTGGAACGAACCACTCTTTCATTGACCGTTTTATATGACTTATTTATTGATTTTTTTGTTTCTTCCTCAATCGACAAAAAACGAATCAACATTTCAACTGTTTTCTTTTTTATATTTTCCAAATTACCCATTTGTATTTGTATTTCATTGAAACGCGATATTTCATCTTGGTATGCTCCACCTGTAGTCGAAAAGTCGTCACTTCCCTTCGTTTCCTCCGTTGTATCTTTATTTCGATTATTGTTAATTCTTTTATTATTTCTTATATTCACTGAATCAATCTTTACTATACTTGGATCATTGCTTTTTTGCAAATATTCATACATGACTGAATTGAATAAATAACGGAATATTAAATATATCGTTTCTTTATCAAAAACCGAATAAAATTTGTGTTGAGTTTTTAACCCGTTTTCATCCATTCCCGTTTTCTGAAGTGAATTAATAACCGGTATGTAATTTACAAATGACATTAATATTTTCAAAGAATTCACTGTTTGTGTTAATAATTCGTTAATTGAATCATCTCCCATAAATTTTAATAGGGGATTATAATACGATTCTACTATTTTTTCTACATCCCCCCGATGAAATAGAGATAGATCCCAATGAGAAGGTACTGTATTAAAAACCCGTTTATTTCTTTGAATCATTGTTGGAAATATTACGGCCATTTCATTAATCACGTTTTTGGTATATTTAACCACCGTGGCCATTCTTTCATCATTATCATCTTCCCATATCATGAAATCTCGAATAAAAATCTTGCAATTATCTAAACGATTATTATCTATGTTACCCTGATATTCATCAAAAAACTGATATATAGATTCTATCATTCGCGTATTAGAATAAATCAAGTAATTCTTTAATGTACCTAATTCGTCACTATCCATCAAAGACATTGTATTTGGATTGTATGTTGTAAGAACCGCACGCATATGTTTTTTAAGAGGATCTTCTATAACCGTACTAGTAATAGAGTCAGTGTCGTCCAAATAATTCAAATATTCTAGCAATGCATCAATATTTGGTATTTGTACAGGTGTATTGGAGGTTGTGTTAATTGTAATATCTATCGAATTATGGTTATTTACCAACATCATCAATCGATCCAGGTCTTCAATCCCGTAATTTTTCCCATTCTCTTTCAAATATTGTATTTTTTCTATAATTGGCCATTGTGAATTATAATCAGGTAATGGCTTACTTGTAATAAATCCTTTTAAATAATCGGGTATAGGAGCGGATTCGATATCGAATTTACAATAATTAATAAAAGAAGTGTATATATTTTCCATTGAATGACCCGTTTTAGGTATTATAGTTGTTTTACGCATTGTATCCATCGTATGAACAAATGTATAGGCCAATGAAAGTGCATCGTTTAAACTCAACGATCTTGATAATTTTAATACAATTTCAACAAACCTTTCTATATTGGGTTCTTTACTTGCAAAATATGTTAATGTGTTTTGATTTGTTTTAGTATCATTCAAATCATTGCAACACGCATTTTGTAAAAAGGGTATTAAATTAATCGTATTTAATACAGGATTGTTTTTCTTTACAATATCGTCAATATGTTCTATTATTGCATATGTATATTGGGTTAATTTGGATTCTAATATACCGATTTCATTCCATTGTAATGAACTTCCTTTTGTTAAAGACTTTTTAAAATCATAAAAAAAGGTTTCAGATAAAACACCGCTCGATAATTTATTAATGATTTTATATGGTATTAATGGAGGTATAAAAGTTGTCCATTTTTGAATATGATGTACGGATATATCATTATTACCTGTTTCCGGATTTAAAACTAAATATTTGCGTTTTTTCTCAAACATTTCCAACACGTCTGTACGTTCTATGACATGTTTTGCTATCGATTTTACCATTGCATCCATGAAGGTCTGTACCGGGTTTTTTATAGATTGGATTGATGCCCACACTCCAATAGGATTTTTTGATATGTTAAGAACACATGTCAAATAACGCAATCCATCTAAATTCCCATTTTCTCCTCCTTCCAAAGGATATCCGGCGAAGGAAAGAACGCATCCATGAACAGTATTTTTGGGTTGAAAAGAAGGAACGGCCGATTGTATAGCGACCAGCGTGACAAATGCCACAATCAATATGATGTTTTGATTTTTATATTGAATATACGGCTTATATTTCTCAACTTTTTTCATTTTTTCCAAATATTTTTTTTCATTAACAACAATTATTTCAACGGTTTCACTTGAAATACGCAAGATGTCATCTTCTATTCCGTCCGAATCAATACCTATATTCTTACAAAGAGTTGTTAAAATGTTATATATAGTTTCGTTTGTTTCGTTTTCAAACACACGTTGCTTTTTATTTTTTTTAAAAACTGGGTCAGATGCAATAGATTCATTCACAATCGATTCAATGTCTTTTTCAATTACAGATTTCGTTTGGATTTTAAACCCTGCATCATTAAATAATTCCTCTTCTACAAAATCATTTTTTTGTATAACACGACCACTCCCCCCTATCCCATCGACAATTGAATCGCCATCCTCACTTATTGTTCCATATTTTCTAACTATTTCTTTAAGTTTTGTATCATATACATCACTTCCTCCCACTATGTACGCTTTCGCCAATTCATATATATATATGGGCAAAAGCTTCAAATTTGTTTCTTTACAATAATACCAATGGGGTGATTCTCCCAAGTTATCAACCATAGGCTCACGTGTAAATTTATCTGCAAATGTTAATATATCCTTTTGTTTTTTTATAAAATCTGGTTGAGAAAGAATTTTTTCAAGTAAATACTCCCATTTTGAATGGGAATAGGTTTCTTCATTCGATATTTTATCCGTCGCCCCCAAATCAAACGCATATTTATTTTCTTTGAATAATACAATATTTTCCATTCTTTCGAATTTTTTACATCGAATTATATTGTTTCTCATTTGTGTTTCCAGTTTTTTCTTTAAAGACTCGGCTGATTCTTCAAATCGTTCGTCAAACTCTTTAAACATAGTTTCTCTTGTTTTCGCCAATATCTTACGACGCGTTTCTTCGGTTTCTTCACATATGTCGATTTTTGTTCTTTTTACACAATTGTTGCTGGTGGAAAGATTACAAAAGAGGGAATTATTATCCATAAATATAGTGTCTTTGTCAATACTATCGTCTTTTTTCCAAATATTCTTGCTTCTTACATAATATGTTATTTCAACCCCCGGTTTTTCAATACTATTATCTTCCTCCTCTGGTTGAGAAGAGGTTTTCATTAAAATAATCGGATACGTTTCCAATATAGCATATTCACCCTCCATAATTTCCTTTTTACCTTTAACAATCGTGGTTGACATTTCTATTGAAATATTACGCGAAATTCCGTGTTTTTGAACAATGATTTCCGCAAAAAATTCTATAAATTTGTTCAATTCCATTGTTTCTTTTTTTAATTTTAACTCTTTTGTCAAAAAATCGTAGGGGGTCTTATCAAACTCCTTATCATAATATATTTCTTTATGATTATCATTTTGTAAATCCCGTAATGATTTGTATCGTTTTGTTAAAACACGGCGAAAACAACTTTCTGGTTTAATTTTCTCCAAATCGTCTGACGATAATTCAGCGTCGTTGGTTTCAAATCCTTCTACCCCTCTCAATAAATCGTCGGGAATTGTTAAAGAATTCATTAAAAAACGCAACATGATTGTGGCTGATTTTCCACAATCAATATCCATTATTATTTTTAATATTTCACTTGTTTTCAACCCCATTATTTGAGGAGCAACTATCTTATCTCCCAACTCCTCCTGAAATAAGTTGTTTGCTCCTCGTGAACCTCCTTCCGGTTGACCCAATATTCCTCTTTGAATGAATTTGGAAAATGCCGTTTTATATGTATTATAATACTCGTTTTGAATAATACTGTTTTGTTTGAAAATGTCAATAAATGGTTGAGAAAAATCTTCGGATATCGTACCGTACCCATCCATACCCCATTTTTTTTCACGAATCATTCGATATTCTTTTTGTCTTTCATTTTGACTCATTTTCCATTCTAAAATCAATTGTTTAATAAAATAACGAATTCGAATAAAAGCATTATATGTAATATTCTTGGGATAAATTGCAAAAGGTTCCAGGATACGAACAATTTCTAAAAAAGATGCCCCATTTAATTGGTTCTTTGGTATGTATTGTTGTATAAGAGAAACTAAATTATAAGTACTTGGAATAATTTTATATAAAAAGTCGTTGAATTTTCTTTGATTGGGTTGACTATTACCTTCCTCGTTTTCTTCATATTCAATTGTAAAATCCTTAAAATTTGAAAGAAATGGAATGTTGGTTTCTTTCTCTCTTTTTTCATAATCGAAATCATTAATATCCTCTTTTCCTTTCGTGGTCGTTGTTGTTGGTTTTGTTTGTAAATTTTTATTTTTTTCCACATTAATTGAAAATCGTTCAATATTATTATTCAAACTGTTTTTGAAAATTTTATATGTCATTGGGAATTTTTGTGAATAATCGGATCGTGTTAAAATATTTGTCCCAGGAAGATCGATTTTTGAAAAACGCGTCATTTGTTCCGGCATCATTAATAATGATTTTATATGCATTGTTTCGTTTGCGGTTAATTGCGTTTTTTTCGGTTGTTTTTTTCCTTCAATCCAATTCATTGAACTTCCCAGATTGTATTTTTGTATCACATATTTATGTAAATTAATTGTGGATTTTTTATAGACAATTGTTTTAAATTCTTCCAAATTATCTATGATAGCTTCTATATCTGTCTCTACTTGAGCTACATTGATAACCTTTGTAGGTGTTATTTCATTATTTGAATAAGGAAGAGTATATTTGTCTGTAAATTTTATTAAACGGGGGTATGTTGCCAGTGTTCCTTCATTATTCGTGTTTTTGAAATATTCTGTCTGTACTTTTTCAATATCTTTAAGATTATCAATTAAATTCGTTACAAGTGTTTCTTTTTGTCTTGGATCATCCAGTATATCTTGTGTTGTTTCTTCTTCCAGTTCATCGGAAAAGAGGGTCTTGTTTAATGAAACGACTGGAACAATCCATCTTAAATTTGATGAAAACTTTTGAATTTTATTTACCAATGGCTTATCTGTCAATCCTAATATTAATGATGATTCAATATTACCATATTCGTCTATTTTGGAAAATTCCTTTCGTAAATATTTGAATTTTGAAATCATTCTTTGAATATTGTCCATTACTGATTTTGTTCGACCATTATTAGGTATGGTTGAAAGTAATTCGTCTACTAAATTTGTTATTTGTTCATCCAAACTATATATTTTTTTCTTTGAATCCAATTCTACAATCTGATTCACAATTTCAATATCTCCTGTATCAAATATAATGTCATTGGCATCTATATACATGTTGTGTAACACGTCTTTTATATTGACTTCCACCTCATAATCCTCCGTATTCGTTGTATTGTCAAATTCGTTTGTTAATGGTACAATTTCTATATCCTCTTCTTTTTTCGAATCCTCCACATATTGTGGTTTTTCTCTAATAATAATTTTATCAATACTTTTATCTTCCGGTAATCCCTTATATTCAAAATCTATGTATATTACTTCTAAACTTGGATATATTGTAAGTTCCATTTGATCATCTTGTATTTCAGTTATTTCACCGGTAAAAATAACCGGAAAATCCCCACCAAAATAAATATCGATCCATTTATGGAGAGCTAGACCATTTTGAGCAATATATCCTTTTAATGGTGATTTCCAAATCATATGTATTTCTTCCACGGATTCATCTCTTAACCTGCCTGAACCGTCTTCATTATAATAAAGAGTATATGGATATAAGGTGGAAGTATTTATTAAATTGATTTTACTAGTAGAATCAATATATTTAATAAAAAATGTTTGTTGATGAAGTTCATTATTGGAAGAAGCATATATTTTTATTACATCGCCGTATTCTAAATAAATAGGTTGCGTTTCCGGAAGTTTCTCTCCCATTTTTTATTTGTATTTATATATACCTTGAATTTATTTTTACATTATACCGTTGAAAGAAAATAAATACAATCGTAGGGGTTTCATGAGGAGGGAGGGGGGAGGAGGAGGGGAGTTACATTGTTTAAATATTGTGCGGTTTGTAAAATATTTAACCCCGTATATGCTGTAACATATTTATGAATTTGATGTAAATATAGTATTTGATCATGTACAGACCTTTAATCGTTTTAGGGATTTTTTACAGAATTTAAATATTTTACCTTTGTTATTGACTAAATAAAACCGTATATGATGTAAAATAATTATGATTATCGTTAAATTATAAAAAGTTGTTTACCGTCATCTCGATATACCCGTCGGTATAACAGGGATAAGGGTTGAAAGTTCAACTTTGCAAACATTCGATTAAAGAAAAAATGAAATATTCTAAATGAAAAAACGATCGGTAATTATTTCCATATTGAAACATGAATGTATTCAAATTTTTCAACAATTTTTCAATATGTGTTTTGTTAATAGTATCTTTTTTTAAATAATAAAATAAAATATAACGTATTGCATCTAGTGGTTCTAAATTATAGACTAAAATGTCATATAGAATATCACGAAAATTGGCATAATTTTCAAAGATAGAATGGTTTTCATTCTTATTCAAATGAAATAACAAATTAATATGTTCGATTATTTTATCACAAATAATATTAAAGTTATTCTTTGGTAACTGTTCTTTTGAATCCATTAAAGCAATCGAATATATTTCTTTTAAATTCAATATAGATTCTTCGTCTATTATTTGATCTACTTTTTCTTTGTCAAATGTTGGTTTTTGAAGACCAATTCCTAAAATGATTTTGTCTTTTGAGGGTCTTTTAAACGATTGTATTTTACACTTATTCAATATATTATTTGGAATAAAACTTATTTGTTCAGTTAAAATAATAAACTTTACATTAATATCCGTTTCAATTGGATTACTAAAATTAGAGTGATTTAAACTATTGCTAGTTGTGTCTGTTGTTGGAAATTTACGCTGGATCATTGTTGACTTGAGAGATAAAATATTCATATAGCTATAAAAAATGTCCAATAATTCGTTATGTATTTCATGAAAGTTTTTACAAACAATAAACCCTTTTTTGTGCGGTTTTAAAGAAATAATGTCTATTATTGATAAAAATATATCATGCCATATGATTTTGGAATTGCAACCTAATAATGCCATATCTATTTCATAATGAATATCGCTAATATTTATAAAATAATTGTGTTTTTCTACATTGGAAAAAATCTTGTTTTCAAATTTTAAAGAAGATGGACTGTAATTTTTAACAAGATGAATCATCTGTGAGTATTTTCCAACCCCAGATGGTCCGTAAAATATATAATTTTGAAAATGGTGAGTAAATGGTTCATGAAAATTACTTAATTGAACAGACCTGTCATAATCTTCATAATGGGTCTCGTAAAATTTCATTATTAAAAAAAAGAGTATTTAATATTTATATTATTGTTTTTTCGTGTTTTTTATAAACCCTTTACCGTTTTCGACATTTTTACAAATTTCAAATATTTTATAAAAGGTAAAATATTAAATGATTGTAAAAATCCCCTAAAACGATTAAGGGTTAAAATATATTATAATAAGATTATGAATGGTTTCAAATATTAAAGATCAAGTATTTGGCAATACCTCTCTCATCCCCTCTCATTTCTCTCCTCCGTTTCTTCGCTAATAAAGATCAAGTATAAAGAGATGTAAACATCCCGCAAATAAAGATCTACTATAAAAAGGCGTAAAGAATGAGTTGCTTTTCCTTGCGAAATAAAAAGCTGTTCCGGATAAAAAGTATAAAA